CTTTGCCTTGAAGGTGGATTCTAGTATTACAGACATCCAGTGGCGTTTGGGTACACAGCGTGTGGATGTGCGTCAGGATGGGAGACGGTAATGGCTGACCCAAGGAGATCTCGAGGAGATCGTTTATTTATAGACGATAACACCTACAGTCCGGAAGCTCTTTCCGACATGAGGAGGGCAGATGTTGTCTTTGATCCCACTCAGTATCGTCCTGAAGACTCAGACCCCGTTAGCATGGCCGAATTTGCAAAAGATCGTTTAATTGATATGGGACAAGGGTTTAGTGACATACCAGGATATGTTGCTAATTATTTAGTTAGGCCCGATGAAGCAGGGCAAATGTCGTTTATCCCACCGGCTGAGTTTGCATCAGATGCAAAAAACGTAGCCACGGCTATAGGTCGAGCTGCTTATGAAGATCCCCTAGCTTTTGCTACAGAAATGCTACCTGGGATTTCTAATGTTGTAAGTGGTATTGAATCAAACAAATTGTTTAAACAAGCAGATGAGCTAGATGCTCAAGGGCGCGACGAAGAAGCGTCTAAATTAAGATCCATGGCTTCTTTTACTTCAATAGATATGCTTAACCCCTTGCCTACAGCGTACTTGACGGGGCTTGTAGGGGATCTTCTTACACCTTCAGTTGATGCACCTGTTCAGGCGATGGTACAGAAAGTAAAAACAGGGTTGCCTTTTGAAAAAAAATATTTGAAAGACTATGAGGATGCTTTTAAAAAGGTAAGTGATGCTACAGCAACGGCACCTTTTGATATACCTGTAGATATACAAAATGATGTTCTTAAAAAAATAGATAAGTATTTTCAAACTCAACAAGGAACAGCCGATGATCCCATAAGGGCTATGATCCTTAAAGGAGATTTGGAGCCAGAAGCAGCAGGTTTTAATTATGAAAGTGGTTATAACAGTGGAACGTATAGAGGTGTAGGCACCTTGCCTAAAAGCAATCCTGAAGCTATACGGCGGCAGCATGATACAACGACAGCTATAGCAGATAAAGAAAATCAATTTAATGCGCTTCAAAAAACTCGGATAGAAGAAGGTCCAATGAGCGTACTTAATAGCGGTTTTAGAAGTCCTGAAGATTTACAAGAAGCTAGACGTTTGCAAAATGAATTACGAGGACTACAGGACGCAGAAACAGGCAGATATAGTCAGACTGAGGAAAGGCAATTTTTTGATCGTGCATACGATTCTGCAACCCCTTTTAAGGGTAAAGTTATTGACGAGGACTTTGAGCTTATGCCATCAGACGACCGTGGCCGTTTGCAAATAGACATAAAGACAAAGGAAAGGTCAAAAATAGCAGAAGACTTAGCAGAAAGAAATGCAGAATATCAGCAAATGCTTTCTAAAGTGAATCTACGTCAACCTTTTAAAGGTTTTGCTAATCAAGCTGAATTGGACCGTTTTGATGATTTAGGTCTTGGTGCTCGTTTTCCAGAAGAAGCTGCGCCTTTTACCGGTATTCTTAGATCGCAATTAGAAACTGTTACACCAAAAAAATTAATAGAAAGCCAATCTTCCATTTTGGAGAAAGAAGATCTTAAAAGAAGATTTGAACAAGATGAAACACTCAGACAAGGGATTTATGACAGAGAAGTATTTTATGAACCAAACGCTGATCTAACCTCAAGTCAACCAGTTGTAGGTTTTTTAATGCCAGAGGTTTTTGTTGACAGTTTAAAATATTTAGACGTAAACAAATTAAAAAATATGTCTTTTCCTCAAATGGTAAAAGAAGGAAGAAAAGCAAAACTTAAAAACACTGCCCGTGTTTTTGAAACAAATGATCTCGTAGGAATAGCCGATGTCGTAAGATCTAAACCACGACTTGCTGGACTTATAAAGCCTGAACTTTTGTTAAAAAATAAAGACCTCGAAACAATGTCGGCAAACTCTAACGGTGTAATGGTTCGTCTAAATTCACCAGAGCTAACTGCATTAGAAGGGGTTCTAATGAACAATTCGGTTGGCGGTTATTACTATAATACAGGGTCGAACATTTACACTCCCGAGCAGAAAGCAGCTTTTAAAAGTGGTGCAACACGAATTTATTCGTTGCGTGATCCGGTATCAGGAAGGCCACGCGTAACTTTGGATTTAAAGTTTGATGTAAATACGGGTCTCCCAACTAGAGTGGCTCAAATAAAAGGCCCAAGTAATAAAGGTGGCGTTGATCCAACCTCGGCTGATTTTAATTTTATATTTGAGTTTTTAAAAGATGTAGGGGTAACAAGCAAAACGGAAATTGGTGAAGGGAATATGATGGACCCGTTAGCAAAAGCGTTTAACGCAGAAGGCGGAGTGGCTAGTTTGGCTAATGGCGGACAAGCTGAATATGGGATAACAACCCTATGAGTACACGTAAAGTTGTACGACCGTTATTTCCACAGGCTCCGGTAGATTATAGTCAGAACTACACTGCCGAGGTTTTACGTGCGTTTTCTGTGTTTTTAGAGCAAGTGCAGAATCCAGGGGACATACGTGCTACAACACTTACATTAACCGATTTACAAGACAATAATCAGGGATTAGAGGTTGGTGCAGTTTTTCAGGTAAATGGTGTATTACACATCAATCTGGCTAACCAAGCATTTCTTCCTGGAATACAAGCAACAACGGGTGTAGGACAAGTTACAGTTAGTACGTGAAGGCTTTGATGAATTTAAAGTCTTCCGATATAATCATTACTCAATTTACGGAGCAATAGAATGCAAGCCTCTCTACATAGCTCAGAACCCATAGAACTTCCTGCTGGAGGTATAGCAACCTTTTTAACCGCAGAAACTGGCTCTTGGGCGGATGAAGACGCTATTCCTAACACTGGGATTGCCTCTGTAAAGCAGGTAGCCGATCAATTAGCGGAGTTTGGTAGGTACGAAGACTCTTACATGATACACGCGGCAGAAGGCGAAACCGTAGTACCCATGGCTGTTTTTGATAAAAACCCTCTGTTAAAAGAAAAGTTATTTTCCCAAATGCGGGAAATGGGCATAGACCCCGACGAGTATGTAGTAGGTAACGAGCTTAATTCTTTAAACCCTGTNACAGGCCAGCCTGAGTTTTTCCTTAAAAANCTNTTTGGCAANCTNAAGAAGGGTATTAAAAAAGCTTTTAAAGTAATTGCCCCTATCGTGGTGCAANCGTTTTTAACACCAATCTTAGGCCCTATGGGTGCATCAGCGGCTACAAGCTTCTTGCAAGCTAAGNTTTCTGGAGTAAGCACCAAAGACGCCTTTAAACGAGCAGGGATTGCTGCGCTTACTACGGGTATCTTAAAAGGTGCGCAAGGTGCAAAAGAATTTGGCAAAGGAGCACGCCTTGACGGGTTTAAAGAGGGCTTTAAGTCTTCGATGACCGGAACGGAAACCTTGGGCAGTATCGCATCAAACAAAGCCCAAGAGCCTAATAGGTTGGCTCAAATGCTAGGTGTTGAACCTACGGCTACCCAAACTGCAAATACTGCTGCAAGTAAAGCAGCAGAAATGGCTCCGTTGTATGATGCAAATCAGAGCACCGCAACAGTTCAAGGCGGAACCAATCAAGTGGGAGACGCAGCCACCCTTGTAGGACCAAATGCGTCTTACGTCGATCCAGCTTCGCTACCGAATACAACCTTTGCATCGATGCCAAAAGGGGTATCCGATGTTAGCAATTTGAGCACTTCAGCGGCACCGGATCTTAACAATTTAGGTAGTGACTATTTGAACAGTATGGGGGAAAGTGCTACTTACACCCCACCCAACAGCGTGTTTGAGCGTGGTAAAAACATCTTTACAAGCGGCGGTCGAGGCTCTGGGGTCATGGATACTTTGGGCGACATCAAAGATTTCGTTATAGCTCCCGATGNCNCGNAANGCTTTATNNACNNNTNCGCTGTTCCTGCGGGTATAGGCTATTTGGCTTTGGCGTCTAACGCGCCTACCGATGAGAGTGCTCCGGACTTCTTTAGAAGCGGAGCCGCACTGGATGAGTTCTACAGGGATCGTCCTCGCTACGGTTACGGCTATGGTAACTATCGACCTCCTGGTATGGCAGATGGCGGTCAAGCTTTTCCAAGACGGACCGGTCGAATCGCTGGACCTGGTACAGAAACTTCTGATGATATTCCTGCTATGTTGTCTGATGGCGAATTTGTGATGACTGCGCAAGCGGTCAGAGGTGCCGGAAACGGTAGTCGTCAACGCGGAATGAAAAAAATGTACGACGCAATGCGTCAATTTGAGAGTGCAGCATAATGGCAGAGACACAATATCAAGTAACGCAACGTACCCCTGAGATTGAAGCGTATGAGCTTGGGCTTTTACAGGCGGCTCAAGGGCTAACAGATAAAGCTCTATTTGATCCACGTTTTGAGACCCCTGCTTATCAAATTGCTGGATTATCCCCTTTTGAACAACAAGCCTCCGCGTTAGCGCAACAAGGCGTGGGGTCTTACGTGCCCTACTTGCAGCAAGCATCCGAAAGCATAGGCGGTTCAGGGCGATTTCTAGCGGATTCTGCCGTGCCTACCTTGGCCCAAGGGCAGCAGTATGCTCAAGAAGCAGGGCGTTTAGCGCAGCAGCTACGTGAAATTCCTTATCAGTATCAGACCGCCGCAGGGGAAGGCTACCTTTCTAGCGCAGGGACATTTGATCCAGCGCAAACCGCTAACTTTATGAACCCGTTTACAGAGCAAGTGATTGATATATCCGAGGCAGACATTGATGAACGCAATGCCCAACTTCAGAATGAATTAGCCGCTCAAGCTGTGTCGCAAGGGGCGTTTGGTGGATCAAGGTCCGGTGTAATGGCTTCGAGAACAGCACGGGACATGGAGCGGGAGAAAGCGCGTATTGGTAGTCAGCTTCGTGCATCAGGGTATGAGTCTGCAAGAAACGCGGCCCAAGAAGCTTTTGAGAATACGCAAAGCCGTCGTCTGGCTGCTTCACAGGGCATTGGTGGATTAGGTCTACAGTATGGACAATTAAGTCAAGCGGATATAGAGCAAATGCGCGGAATTGGCAGTGACTTTGCTGGATTAGCCGGTGGCTATGGTAATTTAGCGCAGCAAGGTGCAAACATTGGCGTACAGCAAGCCGCTTTGGGTGAGACAGCCCAATCATTGCTCGGTAGAGACGTCGCCTCATTGGGTGGCATTGGCGGTTTACAGCGTGGTTTACAGCAAGCAGGACTTGATGCACAAAGGGCCACGAAAACAGATCAACGTAACCAGCCTTTCCAAACTCTAGCCTTTATGGGTGATATGGTGAGAGGTGTTCCGAGCACGCAACAAACAATGACCACGACCACGGGTGGTGGGAGTGCATCTCCTTTCCAACAGCTATTAGGTTTGGGCGGTTCACTTTACGCTGGAAGTAAAGCACTGTCCGGTCTCGGGAGCATAATGCCATGACAATACTAGCTCGACCGATGTTCAATATGCCTCGGCGCATGGCAAGTGGTGGCGGTGCTTCGTTTCCTGATTTAAGCGGTGACGGTCAGGTTACACGCAAAGACATTCTAATGGGTCGAGGCGTTGTACAAAAGGCTAACGGTGGCGGGATTGCCTCTATGATGGACCCTGCGATGATGGGTATGGCACCACCGCCCATGGACCCTATGATGGCTCAAGACTTAAGCGTCATGGAAAATGAGGGCATGGCGTTGGGTCAAGATTTGGTCGTAAATGCGGAAATGGGGATTGATGCGGCTGAAAATCCGCAGCAAGTTATTGATGCGTTACGCGGTAACCAGTTACCCCTGCAAGCTCGATACGATGAGTTAGCAACGTTTGTCGGACCAGAGGATGCTGCGATCACCCCTACCTCCGTTTTGGCTTTGACCCAACCTGCAATCATCATGGCTAGTGAAGGTGAAGTTGATCAAGGCGTTGGCGGTCTTATGCAAGGCATGACCGGTGATGTGATGATGGAAAATGAAATGGGCATGGGTGTTGGTGAGTTAATGGCTGGCCCTGCGCCTCAACCTGTTCCCATGAACAAAGGCGGTGCCGTCCCAAAGTTACAACGCGGTAGCACGGATCAAGAAACTGCGCCTAGACGTTTCAATTTAGAATCAGAAACGGCTAAGACTTTTGATGAACTTCAGGGTATTGCGGGTATAACAGAAAATGAGAAAAAACTCCAAGACTTAGCTATATATAGCAGCCTTTTTGATCGCGCTGTGGCCTTGGCGGCTAATAAAGATCCACGCACGGGTGAAAATTTAGATGGCAACACCCTTGGTAATATTGCGCAAGTAGCTGGCGGCTTCATAGGGGATGTTGTTAAAGCCAAAGGTCCCGAATTAACGCGTAACGCACAGTTAAGAGATTTTTCATTACAAGACACTTTGGCCCGTAGGACCATGCAAGAAAAAGCCGGTTATGACCTACAAGCGGCAGAAGTTGCAGCAGGGCTGAGCGGCGTTAACTCTAATCAAATGAGAAGCGTTTTAGTTTCTCCGGACTATGCGCCTTTAGTAGAATCGTATAAGACGGGGCAACCCCTAACAGAATCTCAAATTCGTTTAGTTGAGGGGGCCATTGATGCGAATCAACGTTATAACACCGTGCTGGACCCGTTGAGCGGTAATCAAATAGATAGACCTTTACCTAATCCTTATAGATATATTTTAGAGGAACGAGCAGCCGCTTTAACGGGAGACAGAACAGAAGAGTCAGGCAGTGTTGAGTCTGATTCAAGTGTTAGAACTTCGGAAATAGATTTAACACGGTTTAAGGCAGACGACGAAGCGCAAAAAAGAGTTGATGAATATTTTGAAAAAGTAGTACTAAACGCGCCGGAAATATTTGGTACAGGCGGTGTGATAAAAGGAACTATTGACGACTTTAGAGCCTTAATAGGTGCGCCTTCGACAGCAGGGGCTTCTCGTGACAATGCTTTCGCGTATGTTCAAAGGTTAAATAAAGATCTTTTATTTGATATGAAAGAAACTAACGCTCTAGGCGACAGGGGTCAATACATCTTAGACGAATTAAGGCTCGGCATACCTAATCCGCGAGAATTCCTAAAAACTCCCAAAAGAGCGGCAGACGAATATATAAATGTTCTTAGCAATTTACTAGAGTTAAAAAACTCTACCCAAAAGTTAATGCAGACGCCTTATCTAAATCAAGATGCTAAAGCCATGCAAGACGCTATGCTTTTTATCGACAGAACTAGCAATAATATTCAAAAAGTAACTGAATTAGTTTCAGTTTTACAAACGGGTGGACAGTCAGGTGGCATAACATCTTCTGAGCTTAACGATTTGTTAAATACACCGTTAAATACACCAAAATAGGCTTTGTAATGGCAGAGAATTTTATTCCAGGTACAAGTATTCCACGCGGTAACGCGGGGGTTCGTACTGAAGCGGATTTGCTAACAAGCACTCGTAGCAACCCTAATATAATTACCCCGTCGTTAGATGAAAGAAACGAAGCCAAACGCGCCGAGTTAAAATCGAGGCCAGTAAAATCTTTTATAAACCCTGAAACAAGTGAAATAGTGCTAGGGCAACCCAAAGATTTTGATGTATACGCTTTTATGCGTGGAGATAACGCAATAGGGAAACGCGTTAACACTTCGGACATGGCGCAGATTTTAGTAGAAAATTTGCATGAGTTACCTACAGGATCTTATCAAAGACTTTTAGATTCGGGCTTAACACCTGATCAACTTATTCAAGACTTAGCTTTAGACCCTCAAACACAAAACATTTACACTATGCCGACCGGCCCAGAAGCAGTACTACAAGGTGCTAAAAAAGGCGTAAGAAATTTGGCAGCGATGGGTATTCCAATGGCGGCGGTGGGTACAGCTACCGGAAATCCTTATGTGGTAGGAGGCGCAGGGGTTTTAGGTTTATTAGGTTATGGCATAACAGAGAGTGCTTTATTTCCTTCTGAAAAAGTTGTGCCAGGAAAAAGAAATTTGGAAATGTCAGGAGAGTTTTTTAGTAGCATGGCGGCAAGCTCTCCGGCTGCATTGTTAATTCCCGAGAACGCTATAGCAAAAAACTTGCCTCGATTGTTAGGTAAAAATATAAGAAAGCTTCCTATCTTTAAGCAAGTGGGCCGTATATTAGATTTTAGCGGCGACGTAGTCGAACGAGGCTTGCGTTCTCAAAGAGCTAATCCTGCACGGGCCTTAATGGGGGAAACTGGTTCGGGAGCGGGGGGTGCGGCGGCTGGGGCCATTTATGATCAAGACGCAATAGACCCAAGTCTTGAAAGGTCTGCACTTGAGGTTACAGGGGCCTTTGCTTTTAACCCTTTAAACCTTTTAAATATGCTTGATATTACAGATTCGATAAAACAATTCCGTCAATTAAGATCGACTGAAGGGCGAAAGCAAGCTTTAGCGGACCGACTTTTTAATCTATTTGAGGAAGTTGATGGCGAGGGCGGTACGCAAAGATTATTAGATAGCCTAGGCCCTCAAAGCGAATATGAAAAGCTTTTAGCTCAATACAACGTAAATCCAGGAAACCCTACCGCAGTAGAGAGGTCAAGAAACCCTGTTCTTGCCTTGCTGCAAAACGAACAGGCTAAACTTGATCCAAATTTGGGCGAAAGAGTCGTGGGTCGTTATAAGCAAAACATTAAAGCCATGGAAAATTTAATGGCGGGGTTAATTGAATTAGATACTCCAGAGGCTTTAGGTGCTTTTGGGCAAGCTAGGGAAGCTTATTTTGAAGGGATGTTGCAAGCAGATGTAGGTAGAGCCTATGAACGTTTTGAAAAAGCAGCAGATAGGTTAACTCGAGCCGGTACGTCTTTTGATGAAAATCGATTACTTTCCACATTCCTCGATGAAAACCTACAGGCAGTGCGTAATCAAGAAAAATATTTATACGATCAAGTCCCGAAAGAAATTAGCAGTGATGCAAGCTTTCTTTTAGACGCTGCTACCGAGCTTCAAAAATCTACGCAAGTTGGCTCACAAAGCGTGCGATTAGACAGCGGTCAAAATCCCATAAGTATACGGGTTGCTTTAAATGATTTTAAAGAAATTTTAAAAGGGGATGACGCGTTAGAAAAAACGTTCGATGAAGTTGCAGAAGAAGTAGAGGCTAATTTGCCAGGTTTACTCACTGGCCGCTTTCTTGACGCTCCGGATAGTCCTTCAAAACCTGAAGCTACGGGGACTCGATTACCTTTACCCGAAACAATTACTTCTGGACAGTTGTTAAAACTACGTGAAACTGTAGTCGGTGCGCTGGCTCGAGAAAGAAGAACAGGCAACAGCAATTCAATTGTTGCACAGTCTTTGTCTGTTTTAGAAAATGCAATTCGTAAAGACCTTGGAGCGTTACCCAAGGATACTGATAGAACGGTTCAACGCAGCTTAGATAATGCTATTGCATTTAGTGAACAAGTTAATGACACCTATAGTCGAACGCTTCTTGGCGACATCATTAAAAGCAACAAAGCCCCAGAGTACTTAATAGAAGACATTTTAAATCGAAAGCCGACAGCGGCTATTGTGGCATTAGATCAAGCAGATACTGCGATAAACTTTTTAAAAGATAAATTAGTAGAGGGCTCTTCTGGATTACCCGAAAATATAAGAAATCAAATAATAGATGGGAATTTGACTCCTCCGCCTTTTGCTAATGCACAAATCCTTCAGTTTTATGATGATGTAAACTCAATAGCGAGCCGCTCGGCTACTCTTTATGGGCAAGCGGAAAGAGGGATGCGAGACATTTTTCGTCGATTTACAGTGTTTGATAACCAAGGTCAGCTAAAACCAGATCGCGCCGCCATCAGAAATTTCTTAGCTGATCCTGAAAATCAAAATTTAATTACCCAAATTAGTCCTCGAGTGCTAATTAATGGAGAGCTAAAAAGCCCATTATTAGAAGATTTGATGGACGTTGATAAAGCCGTACAGTTATTCCAAAATCAAGGCACTATGGCAACAGATGCCGCTGAAACAAGGCAAAAGGAACAGTTAATAAGTCGTTTCGCAGGTGTTACTGATAATCCTGGAAATGTTATTTCTCGAATAATAGGTGTTCCTGGTCAGCGTCCAGATAACCCAATTCAAGATTTTAATTTACTTGCAAAAGATGTCGCTGACATTACTCAAAAAGATTTAGACTTTTTCAATCTGGTTGATTCTAACGGTCTTGCGTACTCACCAGAAGACTTAAAAAAAGCTTTGTTTGACGCAACAGTAAATCGCGGATTTACTGAGTCTGGCGGTGGAACATCTGACGGACAATTCTCTTTCGCTCGGTTTAGCGATTACTTGACAAGCCCTTTGGTTCCAGGAACATCCAATCGTTTGGAAGGTGCCGTTCCAGCGAGAGGCACGGGGCCCATAACAAGTACACAAAACAGCGTTTTAGATATTTTGAGAAAAAACAAAATTATTGATAATGAGGGTTTTGTTAATTTTAAAACTGTGCTTAATGAAGCTATTGAAATTGAAAGCTTGCTAAACAGCGGCGATGTTGAGCAAATTTTAAAAGCTTATCAGACCAATCCAATTACTGCGGAGTTAGTTCAAAGACTTATTGGCGCAAAATTAGGAACACTCGCAGGGGATTTATTGCCTGGTACAAGTCCCAACTCTCTTGTTGCTGCCGGAGCAGGGGTCAGGGCAGTGCGAGGCTTCTTAGATAAAGTCCCAGCGACTATGTTCCAAGAGTTAGGTTCTAGTTTTTTCACTGACATGGACTTAACCAAAGAAATTTTACAATTGGGCATAAATACAGCTTCAGGCCCGTCCACCCCTTTTCTCGTGGACACGGCGCAGTCTTTTGCAAATATTGGTAAAAATATTGGTGCTGAAAAAGCGTTGAACGTTTTAAGGTCCAGCCTTATTAGCTTGGGGTACACAGGGTTACCTTCAACGGAAGAAGTTATGCAAGAAACGTTTGGGGCGACCGTTTATACTCCACCAGGTCAACGCCCTTCTCCAGGCAACATTGCGGGCTTCCGGCGCGAACAACTACGAAACCAAGCGGCAGAACAAGCTCGTGTACAAGGGCCAGTGCCGCCTCCAATGGCAATGACCGACCAAGCCCAACAGTTCTTGCCCCAAGGGCCTTCATCTGCTCCAACTGCGCCTAATCCACAAGCTCGAGCACAGTTTGCGGCAATGTTTCCTGATGACATAACCAGTAACCTTATCAAGGCTGATCAGCAGGGCATTATGTCCTTGAACATATAATGAGTAGAATCACTATTGAGTTAGAAGGGGAAGATGCTTTTGAAGCTTTAGAGCGGGTTGCTGCAATGGAGGAATCTTTGCTTGATCTTAAAGAGATGGTCTTGGAGCTAAAGGATTTAGTGCTAAAGCCGACAACCCGTACTAGGAAACCCAAGTCTTAAACTCTTCACCCAGCACTTTACTTGCCGTTTTGTCTTTCTTCATTAACGCTTCTAGAATCTTTTCATCTACCGTATTGGGGCTGACAATATCTATATAGGTGACCGGCTGATCCTGTCCAATGCGATGAGCCCTGTCTTCTGACTGTACTCTCTTCTCTAAATCATAGCCGTTGCTGTAATAGATAACGGTATGGGCCGCCGTTAAAGTTATTCCAAACCCTGCCGTAGCCGGTTGACCTATAAAGTATTGCAGCTTACTGGCTTTATCTTGGAATTCAGTGACAATATTTTGACGCTCTTCTTGCGGTGTACCCCCGTAATACATGGCTACTGAGTCGGGTCCATAGGCTATGCTTAACTCCCTATGGATGCGGTGTATATCATAGGTATACGTGGCCCATATGATCACTTTACCGTTAGTTTCTTGAAGGATATCAAGGAGTTCTTGAACTCGATTGTTTTTTACTTCTTCTATCTCACCTTCATCCGGTTGCACAAACCCACACGTAATTTGTTGCAGCCTCATTATTTGCGTCAAAATATTGTTAGTAGTCGTCAAAATTCCGTCACGTATTTTAGCCAAGGCCAACTCTTTCATTTGTACATAAAGCCGCTCTTGTTCTTTGGACAAAGGCACCTCTCGGCGCATATAGATCTTTTCAGGCAAATCCAAACAATCTTTCTTTAACACCCGTGAGCTAAACTTATCCAACTTCTGCCCTAATTCTTCAAGGTTCCGGTAGCCTACTACCATGGGAAAATGTCCGCCGCCCTTTTTATGCTGCTTAATTAGCACCGCATAACGCGCCCTAAAGCTGTAGTAACTTGTAAACCCCAAAGCATTAGGTGAGAGAAAATCGCATTGAGCGTAAAGGTCCATAGGGTCTTTGGTGATAGGGCTACCGGTCAAGATACGTCGATACTTAGACGTCCGAGCCAGCTTTAAAGCATTCTTAGTGCGCTTTGCTGCATGATTTTTGATGGTAGTGCTTTCATCCACAATAATTAAATTATTAGGATTAAGTTGCAAAACCTTTAGAGCACTGTCGGCTCCTTTAGGTGTAGACAACGCCTCAATGTTCATCACCAATATGCTAAGTGTGCCTGGTTCACGGAACTTAGGAACCGCCATATCGGTCATGCTTTTTCTAAAAGCTTTTGTAAACGCAGGGTTCCAACGAACGATGTTGGTTTTTATTCTATCCGGCAAATGCGCGGGTATTTCTTTTTTTACCCAGTTGTCAAAAACCCCTTTTGGGGCTATTATAAGTGCTGTATCGATGTCGCCGTTTTCATAAAGCGCACCCATAGTGTCGATAGCAATTTTAGATTTACCTGTACCCATCTCGAGCAAAAAAGCGTACCACTGCTTTTTCCAAGTAGCCTCGAAGATTTCCTGTTGATGAGCATACGGCTCAACTTTAAAAACATATTTCATAACTACCCCTTGCTTATGCAATCTTATCAGATTAGTATGTGCTGCTCAAGTTCATAAAAAGAACTTTAACCAGGAGGTAATACTATGAAAGACTTTTTTGCAGAGATGGAATCTGACGCCCAAGGTTCTGATGTAGAAACTCTGTCAACCGAAGGGCTGGCTACTGTTGCGGAGATTGCTCGTGCAGTACGTCAAAAAGAAGAAGAAGTGCAATTACTTGAGTTAGCTGTAAAGAAGGCTAAAACAGAACTGCTCAAGCTCACCGATGAAGACCTTCCCAACTTAATACTTGAACTAGGCGTTCGCGACTTTACTTTAGCCGATGGCTCAAAGGTAGAGCTTCGTACAACCTATGGTGCCCATATCAAAGTGGACAACCGTGAGGAAGCTTTTGCTTGGCTCAAGAAAGCAGGTCACGACGACATCATTAAGAACGTCGCTTCGTGTCAGTTTGGTCGAGGGGAGGAAGCTCAAGCTGTAGACTTCGTAAAGTTAGCGGAATCACAGGGGCTACCTGTATTACAAAAGAGAGACGTTCATCCGAGCACCCTCAAAGCGTTTGTGCGAGAGCGTGTTGAAGCCGGTGATGAGTTTCCAATGGATTTATTTGGGGCCTACGTAGGCCAACGTGCAACTATAAAAGGAGCTAAAAATGTCTAAAGCAAAATCAGAAGTAGGTACAGTAGAAGTAGAAAGCCAACTACCAGCGTCAGTTTCTTCCTTTGAAGAGGATGGCTTGGAGTTTGTAGAACAGTTAACCTCCGAAGAGATTGGTCTGCCACGCATTAAAATTGCTGTTGGCACTTCAGACAATCATGGGACAGAGGCTAAAGATGGCGAAATCTATAACCCTGTAACATCGAAGGTCTATGGTGAAGGGATGCTTGTAGTCCCTGTTCATTTCACCACTAGCTGGTGTGAATGGAAATCGGTGCAGGGTGATGCCCCTGTAAATACTTTCTACTCAGAAAAGGAACTGCCCCCTACAGTTAGGCGGGAAGACAAACAGTGGCGTGAGATAATTCAAGTCGATGGTGAGGATCACCCAGAGGATAACTACATTGGGCTAAATCACGATCACTACGTTTTAGTCGTTGATCCTGAAACCGGTGCTTGCGAAAGTGCGCTAATCGCCATGACGAATACGCGAATCAAGAAGTCTAAGGCGTTAAACACGACAGTGTTAAGTCAGATTGCCCAAGGTGCCAATGGTCCTTTCAGACCGCCACGCTTTGCATATCTGTACAATTTTAAGACTATTAAAGAGCAAAACGCCAAGAAGCAGCTATATCATAACTGGCAGATAACTATAGACCGGATGCTTGATCTGGAGAATCCTACTGAGCAGATGTGGTATGGGGCGGCTAAAAGCTTTAAGAAGGCCGTGATTGCCGGAGAGGTTAAAGTTAGTGCAGAGGTCTCAGAGGAGCCTACTCAACCAGCAACGGAGACCTTTGAACCTAGCCCCTTTGGATAAACACTTATGTCAAACGCAAAGCGATTTGCGGACATATTTGATGGCCTAAAGCTTGCTTATGGCACTTATAAAATTGACCGCAAAAAAACGAACGGAAAACAGGCTGGTAAAGCCTCGGTCGTGAAAGAACCTCGGGCCCTCTCTCATTGGGAGGGCCATCTTTCGGGGAAGGGTGATTCCATTGGCATCATTCCGATCAATGAAGATAACGCCTGTAAGTGGGGCTGTATCGACGTTGACACCTACCCTCTGGATCACAAAGAGGTCATATCAAGGATTCGCCGGATAAAGCTGCCTTTGGTGGTTTGTCGCAGTAAATCAGGAGGGGCTCACCTTTTTCTATTTACTTCCGAGTGGATATCCGCTGCGAAAATGCAAGAGGTGCTCCAACATATTGCGGGGGCTCTTGGCTACGGAGGTTGTGAGATATTTCCCAAGCAAAAATCTTTGCAACTGGATCGTGGAGATGTGGGCAACTTTCTGAATATGCCTTTTTATGATGCAGAGGAGGGGCTGCGCTATGCTATTAAAGATGATGGGCAGTCTGCCACTTTAGATGAGTTCTTTGAGCTATATGAACAGTTTGTGCAAACGCCGGAACAGGTTGACGCATTAACTATAGAAGACGACCCAGAGACCCCCGTAAAAGATGGGCCTCCGTGTCTTCAGACATTATGTAGACAGCAGATTTCTGAAGGCGGTCGTAACTCTGGGCTTTTTAATTTGGGTGTTTATCTACGCAAGGCTTATCCGGATTCATGGGAATCAGAGATCTTAGTGTACAACGCTAAGTATTTAGACCCTCCGCTACCCTTGGCTGAAGTCAACACTGTGGCTAAACAGCTACTGAAAAAAGACTATGGCTTTAAGTGTAAGGATGCGCCTATCAATGCTTACTGCAACTCAGAAGTGTGTCGGACTCGTAAGTACGGCATCGAAGTGGGCCTTGCAGGAGCCGAGATAGCGAATCTTCGCAAATATAATAGTAGCCCACCTATTTGGTTCTTAGACGTCAATGGGACGCCCTTAGAGCTTGATACTGAGGGTTTGATGATGCAGGGCGCATTTCAACGCGCTTGCGTAGAGCAACTGAACTTTATGCCTCAAACAATGTCAAAGCCGACATGGGAAGGGCGCATCAATCAACTGCTTACTGATATGAGCGAGACCGATGGTAGCGTTGTCGAAGTCTCTCAAGATGCCAGTATTTCAGGACAGTTCTATGAGTTCTTAGAAGAGTTCTGTACAGCTATGCAAAAAGCTGAAAGCAGAGAGGAGATACTGCTGCGTAGGCCGTGGCTTGATGAAGAGGAAGACCTCATTTACTTTCGTTTAAAAGACTTTGAAGGCTACCTGCGAAAGAATAGGTTCTTTGAATATAAGAGTCATAAGATTGCGCAACGGCTGCGGGACATCAACGGCGACGCTACGTCTTTAAAGATTAAAGGCAAGACAACTCGCGTTTGGGCTATCCCCAGCTATGAAACGGGTTCCGGTGTGATTGCTACACCAACCCTTGGTTCTACCGGCGAAAGGGCACCCTTCTGATGTTTAGGATATTTGGGCCACCTGGAACCGGTAAAACCACTACCTTGTTGAATATGGTAGATAAGGCTCTTGAGAGCGGTATCGCGCCCCAAGAGATTGCATTCTTAGCGTTTACGCGCAAGGCTGCTAACGAGGCTAAAGAGCGTGCCAGCACACGCTTTGGCCTTGATCCTAAAACTGATCTTTACTTCTTTAGGACATTGCACTCTTTGGCCTTTAGGCTGTTAAACATTAAAGCTAAAGATCTGATGCAAAAGAAACATTATGACGAACTGTCGGCCATGATTGGGTTTTCACTTAATGTTAAAGCCAACCCTCATGTAGAGGACTCGCCAATCGCCACAGCCGATCACCCTATTTTATCTTTGATTAACCTGTCTAGGCTTAAAAAGTCTACGTTAATCTCTGAATACAACACGACTGACATACCTTTTAGTTGGGATGAAGTTGATTACGTCGCACGATCTTATGATAAGTATAAAAAAATTAAAGGGCTTATTGATTACACTGATATGCTCAGTTTGTTTGCGCAAGACCCTAAACGAGTTATTCCTAACTTTAAGTTGTGCTTTTTGGATGAAGCACAAGACCTGAGTCCTTTGCAGTGGGATATTGCCTATGCCTTGAACGATCAGTGCGAAAAGATGTATGTCGCCGGTGACGACGATCAAAGCATCTATCGTTGGGCCGGAGCGGATACCGACACATTTATAAACCTTCCAGGCGGAAGTGAAGTGCTCGAACAGAGCTATAGAATCCCTAAAGCTGTGCATGAAGTAGCTAATCGAATTGTCGGTCGTATTCAGAACCGCTTCCCAAAGACTTACAACCCTCGCGACGTCGAGGGCACTGTGCAACGTTTGAGCACTCTCGATGACATTAACCTTGATGAAGACGATTGGCTGATAATGGCGCAAGCTAACTATATGTTGACCTCTTTGGCGGATGACTTGAAGTCACGGGGATACCTTTTTGAGCGCAACGGATCTCGGTCTATATCTAGTAAACTGAGCACCGCCGTTAACGCGTGGGAAAGCGTCAGGAAAGGAGGCACCTTAGATGAACCTAGTGCCAAAGTAATGTATAGCTGCATGAGCGGTAACGGTAAAAAGATTGCTCGGGGCAAAAAGAATATTGAAGGGGATCTTTTTACTTTCGAGACGTTGGTAGAGCACCACGGGTTACTAGCTACTAAAGACATGATCTGGTCAGAAGCGTTGGACCGCATACCCGACAGTGATAGAGCCTACATAACGGCCCTCCTGCGCAGGGGCGAGAAGTTTAATGCTGTGCCTCGAATACGTTTGAGCACGATCCATGGAACTAAAGGGGGAGAAGCTACGAACGTTGTGCTCTTTACCGATTTAACTAACGCCGCACTTAACACGCAAGGCGATGACCTTCATCGCGTTTTCTACGTGGGGGTAACCCGTACACTAGCAAACTTGTTTATCGTTGAGCCGGACGACTATACAAGGGCCTATGCTATATGAGTGATGATGATTTAAGTGTGATCGAATGTCCAAAGTGCAAGAAGAGGGCTGGTGAGATTTTAAACATGGAGACCGTAACACGAGTAGGTTGGTACTGTGAGCACTGCAAACATTTTGAAAAAGCTATTTTACGAGAACGAATGTTTATTCCTAAAAAACTAAACGGAAAGCCTGTATATGACAAATAAACTGCAAATGGCTATGTTTCCCCCAAAATCAGATTGGCTACCGCCCGAGCACCCGTTCCCCGATATCCTAGAAGCAAAAGAAATTGCAATCGATGTCGAGACACGGGACCCGCATCTTAAAGAAAGAGGTCCTGGTTGGCCTACAAAGAACGGGGAGGTGGTTGGTTACGCCATCGCCGTCGCAGGTTGGAAGGGCTATTTTCCGGTGGCCCATGTTGGTGGCGGAAACATCGACACCCGTATACTGAACAAATGGCTTAAAAAGGTTTTTGAGTGCCCTGCGGATAAGATTATGCATAACGCCAGCTATGATCTCGGCTGGATACAAGCCATGGGGTTCGAGGTTAAAGGACGCATCATTGATACGATGATGACCGCCGCGTTGTTGGATGAAAATCGTTTTTCCTATAGCTTGAATGCCCTCTGCTACGACTATTTGGGAAAAACTAAATCAGAAAAAGAATTGGTCGCTGCTGCCCGTGAGTTTTCTTTGGATCCAAAAAGTCAAATGTATATGCTTCCCAGTATGTATGTGGGTCCTTACGCGGAGGTCGATGCGGAGATCACCCTAGAGTTGTGGACGCATCTAAAAGTGCTATTAAAGAAAGAAGATCTTATGGAAGTTTGGGAGCTTGAAACAGCGTTGCTGCCCTGCTTTGTCGCCATGACCATGAACGGTATAAAAGTTGACCTAGATCGAGCAGAAAGGACCAAACAAGAGCTTATAAAGCGCGAAAAAGCCACTATTAAGAAAATACATGACCTGTCTGGAATAAAGGTAGAGATTTGGGCGGCACAGAGCATTGCTGCGGCTTTCGATAAAGCAGGTCTTACCTACCCGAAAACACCTAAAGGGGCACCTAGCTTTAAAAAGAACTTTCTTAATGAACATCCTTCTGAACTTGCAAAGCTGATTGTAGAGGCAAGAGATCTTAATAAGATTTCATGTACGTTTATCGATTCGATCTTGCGGTATGTCCACAAAGGCCGTGTACACAGTCACATCAATCAAGTGAGGTCCGATCAAGGCGGTACGGTATCAGGGCGCATCAGCGCGAATAACCCTAACCTTCAACAAATTCCTGCACGGCATCCCGAATTAGGGCCCATGATACGCAGTTTGTTTCTGCCTGATAAAAAATACTTCTGTAGCATCGACTTCTCGCAACAAGAACCAAGGATCTTAACCCACTATGCGCAGATCTACGGTGAGTTCACAGGCGAAGAGCTTCCTGGAGCTAAGGAATTTGTCGAAGAGTATCGAAACAACCCTGATGCGGATTTTCATAGCTTAGTTAGCGAGATGGCGTCCATCTCTAGGAAAGCGGCCAAAACACTGAATTTGGGCCTCATGTACGGAATGGGGGTAGGGAAGATGTGCGTTGAATTGGACATGGAGGAGTCCGAAGCCAAGGCCCTAATTGAGCAGTACCATAGTCGCGTTCCTTTTGTTAAAATGCTGACTAAAGGCGTGCAAAAAAGGTTGGACGACCCACGATCAAGCGGTAGTATACGCTCACTTAAAGGTCGTAAATGTCGTTTCGAGTTGTGGGAACCGGCCACGTTTGAGATGAATAAAGCCTTGCCGCGTACAGAAGCCATTGCCGAATATGGCCCGACCACTCGCTTAAAACGCAGCTTCACGTACCGCGCTGCTAATCGGTTAATACAGGCGTCGGCGGCTGATCAGATCAAGGCCGCTACTTTGGCTGTATACAAGGCGGGTTATACGCCGATCTTACAAGTGCATGATGAGCTTGCTTTTTCGGTAGATTCGTTAGAAGAAGCTAAAATGCTTCGCGAATTAATGATCAACGCTGTCGAACTGGTTGTCCCGTCGAAGTGTGACATAGAGATGGGCCCAAGCTGGGGCGAAGCAAAAGAGGTGGAGTAATGCTAAACAAAACCCTACTCAAATTGGCCTGTGATTACAGCCTTCAGGCGTACAACGAAGAGATCCCTAACGCGATAAAAATTGAATCGAAGTTTACTTCGACCACGGCTTTTTTTATCGAGGGCAATGGTACTTTACCTGATATTCTTTGTTTTAGAGGCACCGCAGAAAAGTTAGATTGGGTGACTGACGCCATGGTTTTTCCCGTGCCTTACGCCGGTAGGCTCTGCCACGGCGGCTTTGTAGCTTCTCACGCGTCTGTTTGGGGTAAGATTAAAAAGCTTATACGCATGGATCAGCCCACTTTAATTTGTGGTCACAGCCTGGGCGGGGGGCTTGCTGAATTAACCGCCGCCAAATTGCATAAGAAGCACGACGCGCTGTCCCTTTGTACTTTTGGCAAGCCGAATACCTTTTTTAAAGGGTTTAAACGGCCCATGAAGCTTTTAGATCAAATTTCTTGCGTGTCGGGAAGCGATATTGTTGCCCGTATCCCACGGTATTGTTACGGCCCTAGCGTGTCCCAAACGATTTTGTATCACGCCAATAACCAAAAGGACTATATTGATCCGACCAAGGATCTTAAAAGAGAAGATTTCTTGGCAGGAAAGACCGAAATGTTTTCGGACCATTTTATGAGGGAATATCAATCAAGACTAACCCGTTATTTGAGCACATCAAAGAAAAAGAAGGGGAAGAAAAATGCGATTATTGATAACACTTAGTGCAATTGTTATGTTGTCGGGCTGTACTTCAATGCAACAGGTCATGGACAACAAGGATTTATACTGCAACCAGCTTTACAAGGGCATGAGAGCTGTCGGTCGTTCTGCCTTGTCCGCTACCACTGGAGTGGTTGTCAGAGACGTTTGCGATACCATAGACGGAATAATAGCGGAGGGTGAGATGCCTTCTGATACGGTCGGCGTGTGATGAAATTGGGAGGCTTGCTCAAGTCTTTAGCTCCTAATATTGCCTCGGCGGCGGGTGGGCCGCTGGCCGGTATGGCTGTTAAAATGGTGGCATCAAAGTTAAGCTTGCCCGAATCTACCACAGCTAATGAAATCGAAGACCTTATCGAGCGAGAACCAGACAAAGCGGTGCTTGTTAAGCAAGCGGACGAGGATTTTAAACTTAAAATTAGAGAGATGGAGATAGACCTTGAGTCGTTTAAGACTGAGGTTGAAGACCGTAAAGATGCAAGGGCAGCCTTTGCTACAGACTTAACTCCTAAGCTCTTTTCTGTATTAACGCTTATTCTCTACGGTGCTTTTGTGCTTATGGTCACGATGATGCCTCATGATCAAAACGACGAGACAATTATTAGCCTCGTGCTCGGACAATTATCTGGGATCCTGGGAACCGCAGCGGCTTTTTACTACGGCGGGTCGAGTGGAAAAAAATAAGATGTATGATCTAATTGAACAACTAAAACGCCATGAGGGCGTTGTCAAGACCAATGACAGGCACCTAATCTACAAGTGCCCTGCTGGGTTCTATACGCTGGGCATAGGCCGCAATGTAGATGCAAACGGCGGCATTGGGCTCTCTGACGAAGAAGTAGAGCATTTGCTTGAGAACGACATTATCCGCACGATTAAGGAGCTGACGCGAGCGTATGATTGGTTCCGAGAGCTTTCGGACGGGGCTCGACGCGATGCCATCATCAATATGCATTTTAACCTGGGTGGTCCAAAATTTGGTACTTTTCAAAAAGCCATTGGCTATATGGAAAGTGGGCTATACGACCTCGCTGCTACTGAGTTTCTCGATTCTCGATGGGCCAAACAAGTAAAGGGTCGGTCAATAGAAGTTACTAATCAAATTAAAACGGACAAATATGATGTCTGATCCTTACTTATTTAACTGCACAATTGTAAAAATTATTGATGGGGACACCATTGATGTCGATGTTGACTTGGGGTTTGGTTGCTGGGTTCGTGGTTCTTCTGGTCGTATCCGTCTTTTCGGAGTCGATTGCGAGGAGTCTCGCACTCGAGATTTGGAAGAAAAAAAATTCGGTCTACTTGCAAAAGCGTTTGTTGAGGACTTCTTGCCAATCGGGTCCCAAGCAATCCTAAAAACGCACGAGAAGGGCAAATATGGCCGCTATCTGGGAGACTTTCAGGTCGATGGACTATGGCTATGCGCCAGTCTGCTGGCTCACCACCACGCGGTACCGTACCACGGTCAAAGTAAGCAGGAAATTATTGCCGCACATCTTTTAAACCGCGCAAAAGTTGTAGTCCCCAGCTAAATCCGATACCATTGCATATACCAGGGGGTAAAATATGGACCAAAATAAGTGGAAATCGGTAGTGGTGCCCAGAGAGACGTACTACGATATGCGGTTGATTGCAGAAATCGAAGGCCGGACCATTTCTCGGCAGCTTCGCATGATTGTTGAGCAGTGGATGGACGAGCATTTGACCGACAATGACAATGAAAGGCTGGCGACAGCTAAGATAAAGTTAGAGATTCAGGAAGGTAAGCATAACAGTAGCTTTTCAATTTGATGCTCGACGTCCCCGAAAAATCCAATCGCGAATCGTATCGATGGGGATTTTTAATTCTTGAGCGATCCATTTAATCGAACGCGCTTCGACGTCTCTCAAATGCCGAACGTGGTCTACTACTTCTTGCGAATATTTTTTAGCTGCCATACGCATAGTATACCATACTTTAATGTGCATTCAACCTTGACATCATCGCCCAAGGAACTTATTATCGATACACCAAAGATAGCTCCTTGGTAATAAAAACCTTGCAGGGTCCAGCCATCCTTTCCTGATTGCCCTGCGAGGTTTTTTTCCGCTTGTAATGCACATAAAACTCATATATAGTCAATTTTCTAACAATGGAGATACATTATGAATCATCAAGAAGCTTTAACTCGAGCCTTGGCACTAGCCATAACTGCCCCAGACAACCGCATCGAACAGGCGGATAAACTTGTTCAAGACTTAGCCATGCTTTGCACTTCTGCTGAGATTGAAAAAGCAAAGGGGAATGTACATGACTATCTATGACGACGACGAAGTTCTATACGACACGCTACAAAATCGAAACGACGAGGATCACGCGTATTTGGAAAAGAAAGAATCCGATCTACACAAAGATCGCGATGCGGTAACCCGCATTCTCAGAGACCATATCCACGCGACAGCCGACCTGGTCGATGAATTGGTTAAACACATGCATTTGGTGCGGCGCGGCATGGATTAAGAAAAAACACTATATAGCTGTGGCTGGAGATTTATTTTTTTATTTTTTTTAAAAAAAAGGGCGTAACCGACGTAACCACGTAACCTTTGGGCTGAGAAGCACGGCCCAAGGGGCTTTGCGGGGTTACGGCAAGGTTACAGAAGCCACGCCTCTCGTTAATCTTCAAATTCCGTTAATGTCCTTATATTGTTTTTTTTATTTTTTTTTATTCTAGCCCTATATACAGTATAGACTTTTTCAAAAGATCCACATAAACTTCCGGCATGGAACTAGAGTTGGAAAAGAAAAAACAAGGCCGCCCTAAAGGCTCCGGACGAATTGGCGTCAATCGCCTTTTGACCCGAAAGCAAGAACTTTTTGTTAAGGAGCTTGTCAGTAAAGACGGTCAAATCACTAAGCGTCAAGCGGCGATCAATGCTGGCTATCCGGAGGGTTCAGCACACACTCGAGCCTATGACTTAACTAATCCCAAAAAAACTCCTCATGTATGTGCGGCAATTCGTCGATATCGACAAGAACTCGACGAAAAATATGGCATAGATTTTAAACGCCATGTACGCGATTTAAAACTTATCCGTGACGAAGCTCTGGCGGCTGGAGCTTTTTCGGCTGCGACGCAGTGCGAAATAGC